TTGTCATTAAACCATTTGCAGCAGTAGTAACAGCAGCATAGGTAGTATCAATTGGAGTAGACCAACTGCCAGTACCATTAAGATATTGATCAGAATTATTACTAAGAATTGGCATAAGACCAATTTTAGCAGTAGTAGCTAAAGCATATGTAGTATTACTATTATAGTCGCAATGTGTCCATCTATTATTGGTTGTAGCAGTACCAGCAACTTCAATACTACCAGCAGACCAATATGTAAGTATTATTGTACTTCCTGCACCATATTGTGTAGTAAGTCTAGATGCAGCAGTATAATAACAATCAATGGCACCAGTAGTAGTAGTACCATCACTTAAAGTGAGATTAAGAGTAGCATTACCAGACCCATTATAAGGAAGATAATATGCAATAGTTAATCCATCATAAAGAGCTGGAACATTAATTTCTCCTAACCATGATCCAGTAGTTGCAGTTTGAGTACCTTTAACAGTGTAGATACCAGATAAATTATCTGATTTAAGTTTATCTGCACTTGTCATAAGACCATCTGCAGCACTAGTAGCAGCAGCATAGGTGGTATCTTGTGCAGGAATACCAAGAGCAGTAATATCACTCTTAGCAACAGCAGCAGTAGCGCTAACATGTCCAGTACCATCTACAGTAAACTTCTTAAATCCAGAAGCAGAACTAGTATAAGTAGGATGAGTATATTTATTAGCACTAGCAGCTATACTATTTAACTTAATTTTATCATCCTTAGACATTAAACCATTAGCTGCAGTAGTAGCGGCAGCATAGGTAGTATCTGTATTATACTTAGTACCAGCAGCCCATCCAGCACCGGTAAGAACGTATGCAGAAGTAGCATAGTTAGTAGTACCATTCTTAGCAGCAGGTACTAAACCATTAGCCGCACTAGTAAATGCTGCATAGGTAGTATCAGTATTGTATTTAGTACCAGCTTTCCAACCAGCACCAGTAAGAACATAAGCACTAGTAGCATAGTTAGTACTACCAGATTTAGCAGCAGGTACTAATCCGTCAGCAGCACTAGTAAATGCAGCATAAGTAGTATTAGTATCTTCTCCAGGAATACCAAGAGCAGTAATATCACTCTTAGCAACAGCAGCAGTAGCAGATACATGTCCTGTTGCATCAATAGTAACTTTTCTTAATGCAGATGCAGCAGATGTATAGGTAGGATGAGTATAGTTATTAGCATTATCTTCTATACCATCTAACTTAGTTTTATCTGCAGCAATCATAAGACCATTAGCTGCAGTAGTAACAGCTGCATAGGTAGTATCAGTATTATATTTAGTACCAGATTTCCAACCAGCACCAGTAAGAACATAAGCACTAGTAGCATAGTTAGTGGTACCATTCTTAGCAGCAGGAACAAGACCATTAGCTGCACTAGTAAATGCTGCATAAGTAGTATCTTGTGCAGGTATACCTAATCCAGTAATATCTGTTTTAGCAACAGCTGTTGCTCCAGATACATGTCCAGTACCATCTACAGCTACTTTATAAAAACCACTAGCAGAACTAGTATAAGTAGGATGAGTATAATTATTAGCTCCTTCTGCTATACCATCTAATTTAGTTTTATCTGCAGCAATCATTAAACCATTAGCTGCAGTAGTAACAGCAGCATAGGTAGTATTAGTATCGGTATTATACTTAGTACCAGCTTTCCATCCAGCACCGGTTAATACATAAGCAGAAGTAAGATAACTAGTACTACCAGATTTAGCAGCAGGTACTAATCCGTCAGCAGCACTAGTAAATGCAGCATAAGTAGTATTAGTATCTTCTCCAGGAATACCAAGAGCAGTTATATCTGCTTTTGTAACAGCAGCAGTAGCACTAACATGTCCGGTACCATCTACAGTAAACTTCTTAAAACCACTAGCAGAACTAGTATAAGTAGGATGAGTATAGTTATTAGCAGATGCATCTATGCTATTTAACTTAATTTTATCATCCTTAGACATTAAGCCATTAGCTGCAGTAGTAACAGCTGCATAGGTAGTATTAGCATCACTTACAGTGGATGTTGATCCATCGCTACCAGTAAGAGTAATAGTAGATCCACTTTTACTAATAGAATAAGTAGTATTTGTATTCTTAGCAATAAGAATATAAGTACTACCTGACCATCTATATGTATTATTCTCTTCAACAGATATATCTACATAAATCTTTCCAGATTCTCCTGTAGCTGGGAATGCATCTCTAGATTCAAATTCTAATACATCATCAACATATGCAGGAAGATATGCAGAATCAATCTGTCCAGATGCATTTAAAGGAGCTACACCATTATTGGCACCTTTTTCAGAAGATGGAATAGAATTATTAAGAGATGTAACCATTGCTGAAGACATAAGGCCATTAGCTGTGGTAGTGGCAACAGCATAAGTAGTATCGGTATTATACTTAGTACCAGCTTTCCATCCGGCACCAGTTAATACATAAGCAGAAGTAAGATAACTAGTACTACCATTCTTAGCAGCAGGTACTAAACCATTAGCTGCACTAGTAAATGCTGCATAAGTAGTATCTTGTGCAGGTATACCTAATCCAGTAATATCTGTTTTAGCAACAGCAGCGGTAGCAGATACATGTCCTGTTGCATCTACAGTAAACTTCTTAAATCCACTAGCAGAACTAGTATAAGTAGGATGAGTATAGTTATTAGCACCTTCTGCAATACCATCTAACTTAGTTTTATCGGTGCTTGTCATTAAACCATCTGCCGCAGTAGTAACAGCAGCATAGGTAGTATTAGTATCAGTATTATACTTAGTACCAGCTTTCCAACCAGCACCAGTAAGAACGTATGCAGAAGTTGCATAGTTGGTACTACCAGATTTAGCAGCAGGTACTAATCCTTCAGCTGCAGAAGTAAATGCTGCATAGGTGGTATTAGTATCTTCTCCAGGAATACCAAGAGCAGTAATATCACTCTTCGTAACAGCTGTTGCTCTAGATACATGTCCAGTACCATCTACAGCTACTTTATATAATCCTGATTCAGCAGATGTATAGGTAGGATGAGTATAATTATTAGCTCCTTCTGCAATACTATCTAACTTAGTTTTATCATCCTTAGACAACAAACCATTAGCTGCAGTAGTAGCGGTAGCATAGGTAGTATCAGTATTATATTTAGTACCAGATTTCCAACCAGCTCCAGTAAGAACATAAGCACTAGTAGCATAGTTAGTAGTACCATTCTTAGCAGCCGGAACAAGACCATTAGCTGCACTAGTAAATGCTGCATAAGTAGTATCTTGTGCAGGTATACCTAATCCAGTAATATCACTCTTAGCAACAGCAGCAGTAGCAGATACATGTCCAGTACCATCTACAGTAAACTTCTTAAATCCACTAGCAGAACTAGTATAGGTAGGATGAGTATAGTTATTAGCTCCTTCTGCTATACCATCTAACTTAGTTTTATCTGCAGCAATCATTAAACCGTCTGTAGCAGTAGTAACAGCTGCATAGGTAGTATCTTGTGCAGGTATACCTAATCCAGTAATATCACTCTTAGCAACAGCAGCAGTAGCACTAACATGTCCAGTACCATCTACAGTAAACTTCTTAAATCCAGAAGCAGAACTAGTATAGGTAGGATGTGTATAGTTATTAGCTCCTTCTGCTATACCATCTAACTTAATCTTATCATCTTTAGACAGCAAACCATTAGCTGCGGTAGTAGCAACAGCATAGGTAGTATCGGTATTATATTTAGTACCAGCTTTCCATCCAGCACCGGTTAATACATAACCAGAAGTTGCATAGTTAGTAGTACCATTCTTAGCAGCAGGTACTAATCCTTCAGCAGCAGAAGTAAATGCAGCATAAGTAGTATCTTGTGCAGGTATACCAAGATCTGTTATATCTGCTTTTATTACATTAGTAACTTCATTAACATGACCTTCATCACTAATTGCTACTTTATAAAAACCACTAGCAGCAGATGTATAGGTAGGATGAGTATAGTTATTAGCACTAGCAGCTATACTGTCTAACTTAGTTTTATCATCTTTAGACAGTAAACCATTAGCTGCAGTAGTAGCAACAGCATAAGTAGTATCTTGTGCAGGAATACCAAGAGCAGTAATATCACTCTTAGCAACAGCAGCAGTAGCAGATACATGTCCAGTACCATCTACAGTAAACTTCTTAAATCCACTAGCAGAACTAGTATAGGTAGGATGAGTATAGTTATTAGCAGATGCTGCTATACTATTTAATTTAGCTTTATCATCTTTAGACATTAAGCCATTAGCTGCAGTAGTAGCAACAGCATAGGTAGTATTAGTATCTTCTCCAGGAATACCAAGAGCAGTAATATCTGCTTTAGTAACAGCAGCAGTAGCGGATACATGTCCTTCATTATTAACAGTTACTTTATATAATCCAGACTCAGCAGCTGTAAATGATGGATGAACATAGTTATTAGCACTAGTATCAATAGTAGATAATTTTGTTACATTAGCTGAAGACATAAGGCCATTTTTAGCAGTAGTAGCAACAGCATAAGTGGTATCTTGTGCAGGTATACCAAGAGCAGTAATATCACTTTTTACCACTTTAGTTGCAGCATTAACATGACCAGTATTATCAACTGTTACTTTATAAAGATCATTAGTTTTTGCTGTATATGTAGGATGAGTATAGTTATTAGCAGAAGTTGCTACAGTATCTAATTTAGCTTTATCATCCTTGGACATAAGCCCATTAGCTGCACTAGTAGCAGTATTTTTTAAATTTGTAATTTCTGTTTGAACATTTGTTCCATTATCCATCTCAACAGAATTAGCATTACTCCATTGAGATATAGTCTTATAACCATCATCGGTTAAGACATGTCTTTTAGTTTTAACAAAGCCAGCCATCGTATTAATTCCTTTCACAAGTTATATTAAAAAGTATTTATAAAGAATTAATAAAATCGTAAAGACTGGTCACTTCAATGAATTCACAATTACCTATTTCAGCTTCATGTTTAATTCTATTATAATAAGAAGGATCTGAATATAAGAAATTTAAAACATCAAGTCTAGTGCAATCAAATTCTTTGCATAGTCTATTTAATGCATATTTTATTACTTTTATATTATCCTTTTTAACTTTATCAGCACCTTTAGACCAAACAAAACTTTGATAATAAAAATATAGATAAAGTATAGTAGAACTTAACTGCTTGAAGAAATAGTCTTTGTGTTTTCCAAATTTATGATAAGTCCCTAGCCAAGCTTCCATGACTGAATACACATAATCTTTAAAATATGTTTCAATAAATCCATTTGTAGCATTGGCATATCTTCTACTCATAGAATCTAATCTATATACCCATTTATAAGTATAAATATCTTCTATTCTAGTATATGTAATATCTTGACTTACCATAGTAGAAGCAACCAAACTGTTAAAATATAAATCTTCATGTGTATACAAGTTTTCCTTAAAATCTATTCCTTCATCAATTAACCATTGCCTGTTATAAAACTTACCATGCATCCAAGTAATACCATCAAATACTTGCATATACTCACCAGTTTCAACTATATAATCTCTGAATAATGTATATACAAATCTTCTTTCATTATTTTTATCAATTTCTTCTTTTATCCTACCAAAAACATTTGGTTCAAACATATCATCATTATCTATAAAAGTAATCCATTCTCCAGTTGCATGATGCCAACCGTCAAATCTAGTATTACCTGGGCAATGAAGTTCTCTTGGAATAGTTTGAAAATATTTTATATTAAGTTTATCTGTATAGGGAACAACATTATCCATAAAATTATCAGTAGAATGATCATCACAAATAATAATTTCTAAATCATCATCATGTTGATCAAGAATAGAATCTAATAATCTCCCTATAGTCTTTGAACAATTGTATGCTGGTATAATAATTGATAACCAATTAGAATTAGGATCATGTTTGTACATATTTATTTTCTCCCAAATATAAATAATAAATTAAGTAAGTGCTGATTACTTATTTTTTATCAAGAGTCAAGAATTTGAGTCCAAAACGCTCCAACATTCTGGGTTCCTGCAGAAGGTTGCGTACTAGAATATTTTTCATCATTCTTTAAAGCATCAGAAGCTGAATTTCTAGCGGTTAAATCTTTAATATTATACACTGTACCTTCTACTTTAAGTTTAGAAATATCTGACATAATATTTCCTCCTAATTATTATGAAAAATTTGTTTTTATAATTCTAATAATTCTTCGTTTTGATGATATTTAGTTTTATTAGAAGAAGTATATCTTTCTTGTATCAAATCTGGTAAATCATGTAAATTTGTGCTTCCATTACCAAATCTTATTTTATCTATTGATCCATCTTCATTCTCCATAATAATTATAGTACCAAGAGGAGGAATATAGTTTTGTGCTTTTAGCCAATTTTTAGTGCTGTCTCTTTTAACGATGGCTATATCTTTTTTATTATTACTCATTTCTATATTACTCCTTTTATCTCATTTCAAAAAGAAGGTATTTTTATTTAATAGACATCATTTCAGTCCATTTTCATTTTTAAATAGATTATTTATAAAATTAAAATTCTATTAATAAAAGCTTTAAAGCTTTCATCTTCTATAAATTTATTACTTCCAGTTTCAGCATCATGTTTAATTTCATCATAAAATTTTGGATCAGAATATATTAAATTAATAATATCTGATATATTTTTATTGCAATTTTTACATGTTTTTATTATTGATTTTCTGATAAGATCTTCATTATTTTTAATATATTTGTCTCCTAAAGAAAATTTATAAGCTTGAATATAAAAATACATATAAAGAATCATCAAACATAAATGTGAAAAGATAGTATCTTTTTTATTTGGATATTTATGTAATATATTTATCCAGGGATCAATTGCAGCAAATGAATAATCTTCAAAATAAGTTTCTAGTAGGCTATGCTTACTAGAATCAAATGATCTTGTAAAAGATTTTGGATTATATACCCATTTATATGTACAAATATCTGATTGTGTATAATTATATTCTTTTACTTCTAATGTAGCAATTACTAATCCATTAAAATATAAATCTTCATTAGTATATAAATTTTCTTTAAAATCTATTCCTTCATCAATTAGCCATTGTCTATTATAAAACTTACCATGATGCCATGTACCACCAGTAAAAGTAAGATTATAATTATTTGTATCATAATTATAATCTCTAAAATTAGTAAATACTAAATATTTTTCATCATTTTCTATTATAAGTTTTTTTATTTCTTTAAAAACATCAGGTTCACATATCATCTGAGTCTATAAAAGTAATCCATTCTCCTGTAGCATGTTTCCATGCATCTAATCTTGTATTACTAGGACAATGTATTTCTCTATCTTTAGTTTTATAATATTTTATATTAAGTTTATCATAATATGGTTTAACTTTATCCATAAAATTATCAGTAGAATGATCATCACAAATAATAATTTCTAAATCATCATCATGTTGATCTAAAATAGAATCTAATAATCTTTCAATAGTATTTACACAGTTATATGCTGGTATTATTACTGATAACCAATTAGAATTATTCATTTTTATTATCTCCGAATCTTAATATATAAATACTTATATTAAGATGTCTGCTTGATAATAAAAAACAGGGAGGGAAGTATCTTCCCTCCCCATATTGTCTTTAATAATAAGAGCTAGACTTAAATCAGGAAACAGTAACGGTCTTGCTGGTCTTATTAAGAGTAAGAGAAATGGTCTCGGTCGGAACAGTGATGTTACCGCTTGCAAGAGCATCAGTAGTGGTAGCAGCAGTAGGAGTAACAGATGCAGCAGTACCAGAGAACGTACCAGTGAAGGTAGGCTGAGTAACAGTTGCATTTGCGGTCTCGTATGCAAGAGTAGCACCAATAACAGCACCAGTACCATTAAAGGTTGCATCGCCATCATAAACTGCAGTAGCAGAGGAAACACTAGTAGCAACATCCTTAGAACCAAAGGTCGGAAGAGCACCAGACAGGGTCTGCTTGGTATAAGTAATATCACCAGCTGCAGTAACAGCATCGGTATAGAACTCAGTATCAGTAGTGGCAACATAGTTAAGATTCAGCTGCTCAGTATCGGTGGTATCCATTGCAAAGGAAACACCCTTCTTAACAAACTTAGCAGTAGTATCTGCAGCTTTGGTAACACCACCATCACTAATAGTATATGCAGTACCTGCATCGGTAACGGTAGCAACAGCTTCTTTACCAAGAGTAACAGCTGCAGTGATGGTCGGAAGAGTAACAGAACCAGCAGGAGTATAGTTTGCAGTCTGTCCATCTCCAGGAGCAGAAGCAGCAATAGTAGCACTAGAAGTCTTCTGATAAGTTGCAGCAGCTGCAGTACCAGCAGTGATTGCAACAGTACCAGCAGGAGTAACATCCATTGCATTCCAGGTCTGAGGAACAGCAACAGTATCACCAGAGATAGCATATTCACCAGCCTTAGCAACGGTTATATCATCAATAGAATCTGCAGTAGTCACAGAACCAGTAGCAGAATCTTTATGAGCAAGAGCCTTAAGATTAAGAGCAGAAGCAGCTTCAAGTTCAGAAACAGTAATGCTATGGTCGAGAGCAATACCAGCAACAGTGGTAGTCTTTGGAACATAAGTAGCAGCTGCAGTAGCAATGGTCAGATAAATATTCTGGTCACCAAGCTCTTCCCAAGAGGAACCGCCATAAATATATTCTTTACCATTATCCTGCATGATAACAACATCACCAGCCTCAGGCTCAGCAACTACACGAGCAATAGCCTGTGTATCACTCTCACCTTCTTGTCTAGTAATGACACCTCTGAAGTGCATAGCACCTTCAAGGTCACTAATCTGATCTTCGACCCAAGCCTGAATAGCTGCAGAAGTCACAAGATTAGTGCTATCTTCAACAAAAGTAACATCGACATCTTTAAGAACAGCATCACCAAAAGTAGCGATAATAGCTCTTAAATCAGCATCCTTAAGCCAATAAATAGAACCATTGACATTAAGTTTAGACATTGTAGTATTATGATCATAACTAGGCGTAAAAGACATAATATTTATCTCCTTTTTGAGAATTTAATTTATAGATTTATTTAATTGTTAAATAAACTAATGGTTTCTTCCTCTTCATTTGCAGTTACTTTAAATCTTTTATTAAGTTCTTCTGTAGCTGTTTTCTGAGAAATAGAACCATCAGTATTATTACCAGTAGATTGATATAATTTAATAATTCCAGGTACAGTATCAGATCCATATGGCACATTGGATTCAGCTGATATATAGTTTTCACCATTCCATACATAAATACTAGATGTATCTATATTGATATAAATCTTATATTCATAAGGAACATATTTTATTTTATGCTCAATATCTTGATAGAATTCACCATTATAATAGTATCCACGTACTATAATAGCATTTTCCCATTGAACTTTCTCAATCGGAATAGAATCGTCATCAATAGCATTAAAATCGATATTATAAACACCATTATCAGATACGATTCCATATCCAGCCATAGAAACGCCAAATTCATTTTTTGTTGCAATAGGAATTTCAACGTTAAGACTATCATCAATAGGAAGATTTATACCATTTATACTAATAGATTCAATTTTACAATAAGAATATTTCTTAAATTTACCAGTCTCAGAAGTTATAAGAGCAGAATTCTTATTGTAAATATAAAGATAACCATCGTCTTTACATACTGCAAAATATTTTTCTGGCATATGGTTATCATTAATATTAAGCATTTCTACCTTAGATAATACAAGACGATTATCTATGGCTTCTCTAGTTTTTAATTCAAAACCTTGAATAGCAGTAATCATAGATAAGTCCCCCTATTATCTGTAGTAAAATATAAGTTCGTAATCTTCAAGCGTAAGAGGTTCATTGGTGTAATAAATATAATAACCATTATATTCTGTACAAGACCAAATATTTAAACAATTTAATGTACTAGCATCTTTAATAGCAATAAGTTCACCAAGAGTCTTCGGTGCAGCATAAATAAGATGCTGATCATTAGAACTATAAGAATTGATAAACTTATCATACTTTATAGTAGCAGTTTTAATGGTTACTTCTTCTAATCCATCAAAATTCGTAAGTGGTACATCATTTACTACACCTACATAAATAATAGTGTTATCTTCTTCTACAGTAGGATCGACAGATTCTTTAACAAGATCAATCAATTTTCCCATAGAATCAATATATGTACCAGCAGGAACAGCTCCTACAGAAACTGTTGTAGTAAATGGTTTTTGAAATTCTGTATTATTACTTACGTAATCGGCTAATGAATCATATTCACTAGGAATTTCACCAATTTTAGATTTAAGACTAGCTAAATAATCTGCAACAGAATAATATTCATCTGGAATTTCACCAACAAGATGTTTAATGTAATCTGCAACAGAATCGTACTCATTCGGTATTTCACCAATTTTAGATTTAAGATCAGCTAAATATTCTACTACAGAATCATATTCATCTGGTAATTCACCAATTTCATTTTTAAGTGCATTAATATACTCAGTAATAGAATTGTACTCATCTGGTAATTCACCAATAACATCATCAATATATTCAGCTAAAGAATCATATCCATCTGGAATTGGTCCAATAGATGCTTTAACATCATCAAGATAATCAATTACAGAATCATATTCTTCTGGAATTTCACCGATTTCATCATTGATAAAATCTACAATAGAATCAACACCATCTGGAAGAGGTCCAATTTTATCATTGATAGCTTCCAAATACTCAGCTACTGTTTCATATTCATCAGGAATATCTCCTACTTTAGTTTTAACAGCAGTGATATATTCAGATAGAGTTTCATACTCTTCAGGAACTTCTCCAACAGTGTCTTTAATATAGTCTATTACAGAATCATAGCCATCTGGAATTTCACCTATAGTATCTTTTATATCATTGATAAAATCTACAATAGAATCGACACCATCTGGTAATTCGCCTACTATATCTTTAATATAATCAACTACAGAATCTATTCCATCAGGAAGTTCTCCTACTGTTTTATCTAATAAATCTACAATAGAATCAACTCCATCAGGAAGAGGTCCAATTTTATCATTAATATAATCTGTAACAGAATCATAACCATCAGGAAGATCTCCTGTTACATCTTTAATTTTTTTATCAACAAATGTAGATAATGTTTCTCCATCAGGAAGATCAATAATTTCTCTTACAATAGGAGCTATAATTTCTTCTTTGTGTTCTTCAATATATGTGGTTACATATGTATGTACAAATTTAGTAATATCAATAGGATATACTATTGAAATATAAGTAGATTCTGTAGTTTCAATAGTAGTTATATCATCATATGTATGAAGTTTCCTATATTGAGTTTGAACTTCTGGGGTGAATTCTTGAAATTCTCCATCAATAACATATTGAATTTCAGCACCATAATCTAATTCACCAGTAGAAGAAATCCAATCCGAAATGATAGTTTCTCCACTATATGATTCAATATATTTTACTCTTCTAAGAACGCCAATTTTTCCATTATAGCTTGTAATATGGTCAGCAACATACATCTGATCATCTATAATTAAATTGGGTTTAGCAGCAGTATTCTTAGTTGGAACAGCTCTAAGAATAATAGTTTCTGGTAATAATAAAGTTTGATTAATATCTCTTATCTTAGAATAAATATCTATTCTAGATAATTCTGTACTCTTAAAAGTCTCTTTATCTGTATATCCAAAGACCTTCATATCAATAGGACCAATAACGGTCTTTCTTAACGTAGGATCTTTGCCCATATAGAAACTAGTAACAGCTACAGCAGATTTACCAAGTGTCTGAATAAATTCCTCTTCTGTTCCAGGATATCCCCCTTCAACAGCATATTCATATGCAGATTTACCAGGTTTACCTTCTGGTCCTTCTGGTCCAACAGTAAGAGATCCAAGGTAATCATATCCTTTTACATTAATAGGATCAGTTTTTCCATCTTCATCAATGAAGCAACCACATCCACAGTGACTAGATTTATCATCTTTTCTTACAAAGAGATATGTGTCCTCTTCTAATATGATAGCTATGAGCTTTCCTTTTGGAACTTCGCATCTATCCCTTTCAGCTTCTCTGATAGAATGGAACACTCTATAAATTTCAAGAGCTCCAGCTTCTCCAGTATCACCTTTAGGACCAATGAGACTAGTTAACCATTCAGCTTCTGTTCCTTCAAAACCTAAAGCAACTGCACATTCATATGCAGACATGCCTTGAGATCCAACAGCAGTATTCCAAGTAATACCATCCAGGCTATATTGGAATACTCCAACTTCATTTTCTCTAACTAATGTAATCCTCTGATCTTCGTTAGATACAGAGCAAACAATATTTTCTACAGTGCCACTAGAAGATATCACATTAATATCAAGAATTTGAGTTGGCTGAACGTAAATAACTTGTCCAGAATATTCAGAAGAACCATCTATTTGAATATAAGCAGTGGTGCTTACTGCTCCAAGAGAAGAATTAAAATTGCATCCAATCTTAGTTACAACACCAACAATTGAAAACTTTTCACCATTCTTCTTATATGTACAAGAGACAGTATCTTCGTGTTTAACAGTTACAGTTTTTGTTACATCATTATCAAAAGAAAGTATAAACCTAATTTGTGGAATGATTGTATATGAACTATCTAAGAGCATTTTTATACATACCATACCTTTCACTTAGTTTGATTTATTATAAAGTTTTAATAAAAAAATAAGAACCCAGTAGGAGATTCCTACTGGGTTTGCCAGAACATTGATCGAAAGGAGGCCTTATCCATGAACACACACGAAACAATCAAGAATAAAAGTTAAAAATAATAAAGTAAGGAGAAATAATGAATACACAACAACAAGAGTCACAAAGCACGAAGAAGATCAAAGATATATAATTAAAGGAATTGGGCAGTAAAAATATATCTTTAATTATTATAATGTTATAATGTTTTATTATTAATATTATTGATACATTTTAAAATATTATTAATAAACCCATCATAAAAATTCTTTGATCTTTCGTCTAATGTATTGTATATTTTACCTTTTGGATTTATTCTATCAAGAAGAATAATATTCTTAATAAAATAATACATAAAAGTATGTTCTTCTATATTATCAGGAGAATAATTCATACAATATTTACAAAATGCTAAACATAATTTCATATTAGAATTATGATCGCTAATATTATGTCTATCTAATACAACAGGACAATATTGGATATCGTTAATATTATTAGTATGATTCATATATTTAGTATTAAAAGATAAAAAAATTCTTTTCGGTTTTTCAATATCAAATTTTTTAATTTTAACATGTTTACAAAATTCTGAAAACTTATCTAAATTATAAGCTTCATCAATTACATTTTTAATTTTTTGAAATTTTTCTACGGCTTCTTCTTTACCTTCTCTTTTACATCTTTCAATTGCATTATTAATTTCTTTTTTTCTTTCTTCATCAAAAGACATAAGTATATCACCAAATTCTTTTGAAGTTTCTATTTGTAATTTATCTATAGATTCATCAAATCCAGCTAACATTGTATCTATATCAAAATTAGTATTCTTTTTATTATATTCTTCAACTAATTGCCCTATTACTAAATTAGCAATATAATTTAATTGAGTTTTATTATTCATATAAGCAAAAGATGGTGTATTATCATCTAAAGATTTAGATACAATATTTATAACACTATTTTTTAAAAATTTAGGAAGTTCTTCATAAGTAATTTTTTGTCCATTATTTTTTCTTTTAATTAATTCATTAACTTTTTTAATATCTTCTATATCATCACCAATAGTATCAGGAAATAATTTCTTTAAATCATCATTATCTAAAATATTTTCAGAATTATAAATAAATTTATCAAAATGTAAATCAGATAACGCTTTTACATCATTATCACTAACTGGAGAAGTTACAATATTTCCCGTAGCGGGATTATATGTTTCCATAGCTAAAGTTTTTAATTCTTGATTAACTTCTTTTTCTTTAATAGGCACTATATTATTTGATTCATTATTATTCATTTTAATAATCTTCTCCCTTATAGTTATTTATTTCATCTTTTGGTTTTTCTACAGCTTTATATGAAATCCATTCACATCTTGGACATTTTGACCAAATTTTATCGTAGTATTTTCTAAATGGTTCTCTATCAGAATATTCATTTGTTCTATATACCATTGCACAAAATATGCAAGTAAATTTTTCTTCTTTTTCATGAATTTTAAGTTTTTTATTAGTCTCTTCTTCTTTTTCCATTTTTCTTTTTATTCTCCAAGAGCAAAAGGTTCTAAAGGTTCGATCTCGCTTCCTAATTGTTGTAAATTTAATTTAATTTGAGTAAGGATATCTGCTGCTTCTTTTCCATATATAAATGATTCATAATATTTTTTAAAAAACATACCAGTATTATCTGAAATAATACTTGTAACATAAGAAGCTACACTACTATTCGCATTATTATATATAGTATTTAATATAGTATCAATACTAATATCAAAATTACTAATCTGATCAATTACATATTCAAGATTGCAATGAATACTTGCTAAATTTGGATCTTTGAATAATCTTTTTGAATAAGTATAAGTAGTTTCATTAATTTTATTCATTTCAGATAATCCAAGAGCAGTATTAATAGGATAACGTTCTCTAATTAAATATAAAGTATAAAAATTAATTAGAGATGTTGTAAAATTTGATACAAATATATCATATAGCCAATATGCTGCAGAATATAAATCTGTATCATCATTGCTATTAAAAGTAAAATTATAATAATCACAAATAATATTAATAATTGTATTATATACTCTTTTTCTTGTATCATAAATTTCATCTGTATTTGATGTAAAACCATTAGTTAAATCTTTAAATGTAATTTCAAATGCATTTACAATATTAGGTCTTGGTAAATCATAGATTCTAAATCTATCATTTATAGAATCCTTAACTATATCTAGAATATAATCATCACCAAGTTGAGATAGAATACCAGCAAGTTGATTATCTATATTTACATTAGTTATAGCAGGATTATATTGAAAAGGAATACCATTAAATTCTGTCATAATTAATCTCCTTAATAAAATTAATTTTTATAAAAAAGTACAATATTTTGTAATAATTAAATATATCTATTTATAATATTTTTTAAATAGATATTATAAAAATGAATATGTTGATATAATTTTATTTAGGAGGAAAAATGTATCAGATAATTAAATATGCTGCTAGTTTGAAATACGATGAGTTACCTTTGTCTACTGTTAAAACTTTAAGCGAAGCAATGTTTCACATCAAGGCTTATATTCATCACACTAAAGAAGACAACAATTCGTATTACAGGATTAAAGATCTTGATACGAATATTTTTGTTGGAGGAACTTTTGAAAGGAGTGATTTTGAAGTATGAACGGGGAAGAAAGAGCTAAAAATTTTTGGAAAATAAGAAACAAAAACATGAAAAGAGAAGAAAGAAGAAAGACAATTCAAAAAATAAAAAGTAATGGTTTTTATATGTCTTTCGGATTAATAGTTGCATTTGTTATCATATTTGCTATCATATTAATGCATAAAAATATAGCAGAAGCATCAACAACAGATTCTTCTGCTATTGTAGAAACATCAAGTACAGATTCATTAGTACTGAGTTTAAACGAGACAAAAGCAGATTATAATTCTCAGATTCAATATCAGAATTTAACTTTTACTAATGTTAATGTAAGAGAAAATCCTGATATAAATTCAAATATATTGGGAGAAATTTCTCAAAATACATTGGTTGATGTTTTACAAGATGAAGGAGACTGGATAAAAGTTCTATATAATGAAAATCCAGGATATATTAAATCCGAATATCTTGGAACTACAACTGAATATAAGAAATATAATTCTTCTATTGAAAAAGTTTTTACCAATGTAAATGTAAGAACTTCTCCTTCTGAAGAATCAGAATCAATAACAGTATTAAATACTGGTACTGATGTAAGAGTTGTTAAGGATGAAAATGGTTGGTCAGAAATATTATATGATGATCAATCATATTATATAAAATCTGATTATATTGGCACAGAAAAAGAATATAAATTATATCAAGATAATTTAGATAAGACACCATATTCAAATTATCTTGCTGAAAAATATGGATTTAGTAAGGATTTGCAAAGATATACATATGATCTTTGCAAAGAATTTTATCCAGCAGATCCAGAACATTATTATGCTTTTCTGTTAGGTGTAATGCAACAGGAAAGTGATTTGGGTAGAGTAAGAAGTAATTATAATTCCAATGGTACTAGAGACCTTGGAATTATGCAAGTTAATTCATGTAACTGGAAAGATTTGAAAAAGAAAGGATTAATTTCAGAATATCATGGATTAACCTGTGATGAGTTGCAATATGATGATTACATAAATATTCGGGCTGGAATGGATGAAATGAATATTTGTGTAGGAAATCATGGTATTTCTGAAAATGCTTATTATTCATACAATACTGGTAAGCATAATAAAAAAGGTACTAATAAAAACTCTCATAAAGTATGGGCATACTACAATGAGTGGTGCGAAAGGTTATATCAGGAATAATCCTGTTATAATATAAACTCAGAAACTTGTTAAAATTGTTGAAAAGGAGAAAAACAATGAGTGAAGAAATGAACATGAACATGATCAATGAAAACACGACCACTGAAACTAATGAAACTTTTGTAAAGAAGCCCACCCCTCCCAAGAGAAAAGATTTTCAGCCTAACTGCGCTTATGCAGAATGTGTTGAAGATGGATATTGTGAGTGGTGCAAGAAGAGGTGTGATGGAACCTTTGAAGCTACAGGATACAAAGCTCAGTGTATGGACGGCACAAAGATGTGCATGAAAAACTATGGAGCTCCTGGAAATCCTGTGATCTTCAGAATAACTCCTGAAGAGATCAAAAGGCTGGTAGAAGAAAACAGGGTTGCATATATCACCTTGAATATTAAACAGGATGATATTGCAAAGTATCTGACAGAGACCAAAGATGGAAAAATCTACAAATTCAAAGTCTTTGTCGGAGTAGCAGAAGATCAGAGGGTAAAGTAAAATAATATGATATGCTATATTCCAAAAGATTACAAGTATATGGAAGAGCTAATCAAAAAAGATAAACTTTATGAAGAGCTCTTTTTATATAGAGCAGATTATGGATGCTCTATATGTGAAAAAGCAATAAAAGATAATCCTAATATGAAAGATGAGATTTGCTGTGATTGTTTAAACAATCCAGATAAATTAATGTCTTATGTATTAGATAAGAACGAAACAGAAAGACTACTGAAAAATGCTGCTTCTAATAAAAGAATAAAAAGCAGAAATAAGATTCTGTCTATTATATTAGAAAAGATGGATGATTGCCCTATTTGTAATAATAAAAAATGGACAGGAATCTTAGCAGCATATTTTGCAGATGGTGAGGGCAATATAAAGTTAGCAGAGTTAGAAGCTTTGTATTGTCCTTTCTGTGGTAGAAATCTTACAAATAAATAAAAGAATGGGGGTAGACATTAGTCTACCCCTGTTTTATTTTTTATTAAAATTCTTTTAAATTATCATCAAATTCTTCTACTACTTCCATAGATATTAATTTATTAAAATCTATTTCTTCAGGATATTCTGTATCTTCGTAATTATTTTTATCTTTTTCTGCTGGGTGTAATGGTAAATTATTTTTTTCATAATTATCATTAAAAGTTTTATTGAAAATAATAATATTATTCTCTTCTTTTTCTAATTCTTTTATGTTATTTTCTATATGATATGAATATAATTGTAATAATTCTTTTTCTATACTTAAAGATTCTATAGCTTTGGTAAATACTTCTAATTTTAATTCTAATGTTTTAAAATATGGAAATATATCTAAATAAGCAACAGGATTTTTTATTGTTGTATCTGGTAAAAACTCTATATTATTTTTATAATCATTTTTAAAATCTTCTTTTAATTGTTCTAAACATCTATATCTAAAAATCTCAAAAGGAATATATGAATTTAATATGTTTGATATATTGGGATTTTTTTTAATATATTGAATTATACATGATATAAATTCTTTATTAGATGCTATTGCTGATATATTTTCATTCATTATTTTTGATTTAGCTTTATAATATTCAATTTTTGATTTTACTATAAGCATAAAAATTCCAAGTATAACTCCAAAAAATATAATATGATAATTTACAGATTTCATAATTATACCTCTATAATTTTTATTATTACATATCATGTTTACTTCATAATAATTTATTAATGGGAGAATAATATATGGCTGTACTAAATGTGGTACAAACTCCAATTAAAGTATATTATGATTATAATACAAATAATCAGAGTTTTTTAAAAATGCATTATTTTCTTAAAGCAAAAGGAATAAAAAATAATTCATTTTTCTTATTATTATATGATACTGGATTAGCTGGAGTAAATCCATATAATCCTATGCTATCAAGAGAAATGAAATTACGTATTCTTAAAGAATGCTGCGTAAATTATTGGTATTATATAAGAGAAGTTATAAGAATACCTGAAGAAGGTGGTCAAGCTGGTTCTGGTAAATTGTATGAATTAACAAGAGCTAATTTGGCAATGAGTTATATGTTTGTATATAATATAAATCAAGTGGTTTGTATTCCAAGACAGCAAGGTAAATCAATAAGTGCTTTATGTTTTTATTTGTGGGCTTTTAATTTTGGTACTACAAACAGTAAAATATTATTTGCAAATAAGAAACATGATGACTCTAAATCTAATCTTAGATCATTAAAGAATTTAAGATCAGCTTTACCAGATTATCTTAGAATGGATTCTCTTATAGGTAGAGATGGTAAACAAGTTAGAGTACCAAATACTGCTGAAACTCTACAAAATCCAATAAATAGAAATTTGATTTCAACTTTACCAGGTGCTCGTACTCCTGCTTTAGCTGATGGTGCTGGTCGTGGTGCTACTGTTCCATTACTATATTTTGATGAGTTTGCATTCTTACCATATAATGATATAGTATATACAGCTGCTGCTCCTGCATTTTCTACAGCATCAGAAAATGCAAAGAAAAATGGATCTCCATATGGAATGCTTATTACATCAACTCCAGGAGACCTTACTACTAGAGAAGGACAATTTGCATATAAGATCACAGAGAATGCTACTCAATGGAATGAATCGTTTTATGATTATCCTTATGATAAATTGATGTCTTTAATCAATTCAAATACACAATCCAATTTCATGCATATAAGATATACATATCAAATGCTTGGTAAAGGTGCTAAGTATTTTGATAATATGGTGAAACTTTTACAGAATGATTGGTCTAAAATACGAAGAGAAGTATTAATTGAATGGGCTAAAATGGCAGATAACAATCCATTCAATAGAGAAGATTTAGAAGTTATAGCTTCTATGGTTAAAGAAGAGCCTAGATATACTTTATTCTTTGGCAAGTCTGGACAATTCCAAATGAAATTTTGGGATACAATACCAGTAGGGTCTACATACCCACTAATCATTGGTGTTGATACAGCTTCTGGAGTTCATAGAGATGCTTCAGCTATAACAGTTATAGATTCTGAGACTACTAAAGTTATTGCTACATTTAGAAATAATTTTATTACTATGCCAGAATTGGCAGATTTAATATATCAATTTGTAACAGGATATGCTAAAAATGCTATCTGTATAATTGAGAACAACGGAGCAACTAAAGTCTCACTTGATAGAGTAATCTGTCAATGTTTCAGTGTTAATTGCTATGACTCACTGGTTAAGAGCCAAACTTACTACAACGTAGCCTGAAAAGACAAGCGTGAATGTTGAGAAATCAGAAAGAAAAGTTTGGATAAAGATATGGTTAAATCCTAAGTCTTTGATAAAAGCCAAAGTATAGCAACCAATAATCTAAATTTAAAAAATAATATTTGGAATTAATTTTATTATAAAGGAAGATAAAAATATATATGTTTTTGAATTTAATTCCATGTATTATTTTTAAATAAGATTAAGGCTCAACGATCATCTTCTTACGGAAGAGTAGAACCTCAAGCTAATGGAGGAAGAAAAATACTGCCCCATTTTATGGGTGAACAAATGATCTGATCACTACTTGTAATGAGAGTGTCTAGAATTAACTAGAGGAATTGAGTTGCGATCGATTCTAAACATAAATGGTTTTGGTTCTTCTGTTCTTCAAATGCTTTTAAAAACTTCTATCAAGAAAAATCTATATTATGAAATTAAAGATAGAATGACAGAAGAAGTATTTGATGGTACAGCTGTACGTAGAAAAACACGAAAAGTAAAAGTATATGGTGGTACATCTACAAAGCAAACTCGTAATCTTTTAATTGAACTTCTTCATCAAAGAGTACAACATCATAGAGATAAGTTCAATTCTAAAGAAATATATGATGAGCTTTGTACAATGGTAGTTAAACCTAATGGTAAAACTGAACATGCTGACGATGCACATGACGATTTAGTATTTTCTTATCTTTGGGCTCTTTATGTATTTTATCATGGCGAAGAACTTGCTACAAGATTCCATTTGATGAAAACTGAAATTTATACAGATGATCATTATGATGAAACTTCTTATTCTCTTGAAGAAGAGTATATGGAAGGAGAAAATATTGATCCATCTGTATTTAAGACAGAAGATCCTGCTGTACAAATAGCTGAAGAGCAATTAAAAATATTAAATTCTAGAAAAAATATTACTTTTGAAGATTTATATAAACAACAAATGTTGGAAGACCAAAAAGCTTTAGATAAAATAAAGAGAACACCATATGGAAGAGAAGCTATAAGTAAAGCTTATCATATACCGATGGATTACCTAGAAAAAGAATCTAAACTTGGTTATACAGATATTTTAGATGATATAAATAAAGAATTTTATGGAGAAGATAATATAGATAAAAATAAAGATCCTAAACTAGTTGGAAATTTATCAGATTTATTTAATAGATTATGAAAATAATAAATCCAGAGGGATAAATTCCTCTGGATTTATTTTTATTTAATATACTTTTTCTGGATCTAAAAATATTATATTATTATAATTACAATTATTTGGATCTCCATCTATATTAACGATCTTACAACCTCTCTCTAAATAATTATTAGCATTTGCTATATAATTATAAGCCATAAGATCTTTAATAAGATATCTCTTTTTTATAAATGGTTCTCCTTCTATTTTTCTACATAATAGATTTACAGAAGGGAATTTATTTATATAATCCCATCTAATATATAAGTCATCTACAGTGCTATAAATTTGACCTGTTCTTGTTATTATATAAATATTTGGAAAAATATCTGGATATTTTAAATGTTTAGATTCTTCTACTTTTTTACTTTCATACCCTCTAATAAAAGTTTTATTTGTAAGAAGATCATAATAATCATCTTTCATATTACTTTAATCCGAAAGCTTTCATAGTGTCTATTTCAATTAATTGAACAGTACTATCATGGAAAGCTTTCATCGTTTTATTTTTATATATAGAGAATACTTGCATTAGAGTAAGTCCTACATTCTTTATTCCTAATTTATAATAGAAATTACCAGCACAAGCATTGCATGGCTTTTCATGAGGGCAAAGAAATGCCATTCTCATTTTTACTTTTTTCCCAAAATATTTTTTAGCATTTTGTGAATTTAATTCTATTAATTTACCATTAGGACCTATAATATTATTATAAATATATCTATTTAAATTCTTTTCAGTAATTACATCTTCAATATATCTATTAGTACCACAATCAGTACCTGGTTCGTCAA